CCAAGGACAGTTGAAGATATATGCCGATCGAGAGACAATTGAAGAAATCGTCAACTCGTCAGTTCCATCCAAACCAACTGTTCGAGAGTCAACAGTTAACTCATTCTTTGGATCAATAGTGAGTTTATCAAGTGGAGTAGAAATATTGGGAGAAGCAATAGCATGGAAAGGCAAATCCTTTCTTGCTAAAACATTTTCAATAACGGGTGGATTTGTCCAACCAAAGACGCCAGCAAAAGCTTTCACGGCCCTAGCGCCTATACCAGTTGCAATAGCAAAAGGTGCTATAACAGAGTTTTGCTTCAACACATCAGTAGCAGCAGCCACAGCAGTGGCTACTCTAGAAACTGGTCCCATTTTATACTCAGTCTTATCATCATCAGATATGGCTTTAACAGCAGGTTTAGTCCCAACTGTATTGGTGACTCTTCCAGTCTTTCGAGACATTCGTTTTCCTGACTGCATAGCCAATTGTGATGTAGGGGCTGATAACTGTACATCTTCAGCCCAGGCATAAACAATAACTGCGGAACCTTCCGTAGCATTATTACAATTAAAGAGAGGGGTAGGTGAAAAATATCTAACTCTTCCCATATCAATAAAATCTTGTCGCGTTCCAATTCGCAACCAGTTTTTATAATTGACATAGGGTAAAGTCATAATACCACTCTCATTAATTGAAACATTGATCCACACACCTGGTCTTTGTGATAGATGAACAAACTGAACAGCATCAGCCATAATTCTACCAGGGACAAAATTAGGTAAAGGTTCATATGCCGCATACAAATGTCCATAATTAAATGGACTTCCATTTGACATAATTTTCAATTTCAATGAACACCTAATCAGTCCATATGTCTGGAGTTTCTCCACAATTGCTGGAGTATTGAAAAATAAATCCCAGACATTTTCAGTCAAATCAATTGTTGTCCCCAAAGCCCAAACACCCTCATGAATTTTGACGGGTCGAGAAAGAAATTCACCCAAAGGTACATCCTCAATCGCACCATCAACATAAGTGGTGTCAGACTCTGTTGGATACTCCATGCACACACCTGGAGTATTATCCACAAAAGTTATATTCTGAGTGGAAGACACATCAGATTCACCCAACTTCTGCGTATATGGGACATGTGGGTTATTGGCATTGTGTTCCATATTAGTCACTTGTGATTCAGCAACAGGAACATTTTTGTTATCAGAACTTGTAGCAAGTCATAATACAATGAATAGGCTGACTCAATCCTAGACAAGGTTGTTTGTACTCTGTGACTCCAGCCAAATCTTCCCTAAATAGGGACTCTGGGGGTAACCCGGGCGAGAATCATACTCTGTCCACACTTTCATTCGTTGTAACAAACATCATTGACAAATGAACAGTAACTACAAAGTATGGAATGCTTTTGGATCAATAAGACTTGCACTCACAAGCCTCTGGACACCTCTAACCAAGTTTTGGCTAGAGAATCCCAAGTTGGGAACGTTGACTCCAATATCCAAGGTTGGAGACCTAGATCGTTAGCCATCTTCATCAAGATATCACGTCTGTCGTTAAAAATCTTCTTGCCATAAAAGAAATACTCACGAACAGCGGAAGTTATGACAGCAATAGCTTGTTCTTCTTTAACAATTGTTTTCGATCTGGTCCAAGTCATCAAAGACTTTTCAATAGAGTCATGTTCAAGAGGGCACACATAGTACCCTAAATCTTTATCAAATCGCCAATATCTTTTCAAAAAAGTGGCTTTATCGATGTGTATAAATGGTACGCTTTCTGCGGCTTTATCAGCCATAGTATATGTAACATCGATCTTTGATAAACAATTTGCGACGGCAGTATGGTTAAAGAAATTAATCTTTCGCGAAACACCCATAATATTGTCGTCGCCATATGTCATGAGATTCACGTTACTTTTGAAAGTACTACACTCCTTTTTAGGATTTAGTTCGTGGTAACAATATCTCATGTACAATGAATTGCAAATGCCATTTATGATAACAGTCAAAGGGTGACCTGAGGGATTACTCCCTACAAATTCAACCAAATCACCAAAATAATCAGTCAATGGAAATGAAGTATCAGTAGCAATACCTCTAATTATTTGCAAATCCTCAGGAGAATATCCAGCTCTTTCACAAATGCGATAAATCACATCATAAGCTGTCAACATCAATTGAGCTGGCATACGTTTATCAAACGCTTTATAATCTCCTGCAACAATTCGATCAGGACCATGTTCAGTCAAATATTC